GTTTGAGTGGCGACCTCTCAAAGTTATTAGGGAGGCACTAACTAGCAAAGGGGTTGCACCTGTTTATAGCCAATCTGGATGGTATCTCAATGGCAAATTATATAATTACAGGGACTATCCCCCAATAGACCTCAACAACCTATTCAAGTATGGTGTGCCGAAGTTAGTAGACATTGAAGGTAGACACAGAACAACACTGATACTTGAGAATTGGGCATTAGAAGTTGTCTATAAAGGAGACCCTGCCCTAGCTCTATTCTGGGCAATCTATCCTATACTAAAGGAGGCTAACAATGAAAAATAGAACCGCTTATGGTTTCTGGAAGGTTTGGGAGGCGTGTGATTACTACAATGTAGAACAGACATGCTGGATACCCGTCTGGACTGTTACTGTAGGAGGCTAACAAATGAGTGGTGAATATTACTGCCAATCTTGTGGCGCATCATTAACAGGCTTGTTCCATACTTGCAGGGGGGTGAGTGAGTTACTGACACCAGAGGAAATGGAGAGTTTAAGAGCTTTTGGCCTACATGGCGAGCAAATCTCTATGTTGCATGTTGAGGAGATAGCCCAAGCCCAACTCGCAAAAGCCCACAAGACTATGGATGAACACAACTCTGAAGCTATCTCTAAGGCTTACTTCAGGGGTAGGGCAGACGGGCAGGTAATCAAAGAGTTTCAGAGTGGGCCTGATAGGAAGAAGATAGCCAGAGTCCTAATGCAACAGGATAATTTGAATGATGATTTTTTCTTTGATAACCGTAGCGTAATGGTTGAGGCGGAAGAAACCTGCCAAGAATATGAAATAAAGGCTGACCAAATCTCTGCCCTTTTTGTCAGGGATAGACCTGAAAAATGCCCTACTTGTGGAGGGCAACATATGCTATACCGCAAAACAAAGGGGATAGATTGCCCAACCTGTTTTGGTAAGGAAGGGGCAAGTATAACATCCTCTGAGGTAAAGGAGGCTAAGGAATGAAGAAATTTTTACACTACATGCTTTGCCTACTATGGAAATTCTATTACAGGTGGTTAACATTAGGTGTTTATATGAGTGGGGATGGCTCTTTTCTCAAGATGTGCAGACGGACAACTTGGAAGTATGAGGAAGGGATTGGTGAATGTAACCAATTATGTTGTGATTTCATTACGGAAGAAGCCAAGAGGGAGGAGCTGGTGAGGATAATAGAATATCTAAAAGTCAGGTTTGTATGCTATGACGGGAACGACCATAGAAGCAGGGTTACTTTCAAACTTCCTGAGAATTGGGAGCAAGCCCTCAAGGCTGAGAAATGAAAGATAAGAACAAGACAAAGGCTAAATGTAAACGAGATGCCTGGCAGGCGTTTGCCAAATTTATAAAACTGCGTGATGCTTGGAGGACTACTGGCTCTCCGGAATACTGTGAGTGCTTTACTTGTAATTATTCTGGCCCCACCAATAGTTTCGATGCGGGTCACTTCATCCCCGGAAGGCATAATGCTAATTTATTCTCAGAGCGTGGGGTGAACGCTCAATGCAAGTCATGTAACGCTTTTCACGGAGGCCGTCCACTTGAATACCGCAGGCAGTTAATCAAACTTTACGGCGAAGGAGTTGACGAGGAACTGGAAGCAGAAGAACGCAAGATAGTGAAATATTCCAAAGCCGATCTTATAGAAATCAGGGATAAATACAGGGAGAGGATTAAGGAGGTAGAGAATGGCTCATGAATGTCCTGAGTGCGGTCAGATGTGCTACTGTAATGGCGATGTAGATGACTATTGCCATAACTTCGATTATTCATGTGATTGTGAGTCTACCCAACAGGGGGAGATAAGCAATGATAAAACTTTCTAAATATGTTATAGGTTTCAAACTTAAAGGTTCTACAGACTCTGTGTTAATCAGTGAGGCATTAGAGAAAGCCAAAGAATTTGAATATATCTTACTCATACCCAAGTCAATAGTAGAGGAAATAAAGAAGGGGGTTACAGGTGAATGGGAATGAATAAAGAGATGAGAAAAAAGTTAGTCAGTGAATACTTGAAACCAATATTTGATAGAGGCATGGAAGCCCAACGGCTCAATATAAACTTGGGAACAGACGAGTTTTATTTTAATGTAGTTAGACTAATCCTATCTCTAGAAACCGATACCCACAGGATAGCGGTGATTAAGAAGGTGGAGCCCAACATACTGACGACAGAAGAAGCGAAGGAAGAAGTGCTTAAATATCATTGTAGCCCTGAAACAAGACCGCAAGATATAACAATAACTGACGTGGAAGAAACCCTCATGGACGCTCAGAGGTCTAGGGATATAGAGTATTATGGGAGGAATGAATGACTACTCAGTCGCAAGTAAATATTTATGTAGAGCAAGCTATGGTTTTCCCAATAAGGGATAGGGAACAATTAGTAGCAATGGTGTTATTGCATTTTAGTGACCTTAATGTGGAGACAGCTAGAAGGCTAGTAAGCACACCATTAAAACGACTGAATCCTCCATGGTTAGCCAACAGCAGAGCAACGATATAGATATAGAGTATTACAAGGGGGGATGAAATGCCTAAATTTACTTTCGGAAACGCACTATATGAGATACCATTACCCAAGCCGCATAGATTAAAGCACTGGTTCCCTTTGCAAATTACTGAGTGCGTTACCAGTGTTGTTGTAGAGTGTCCTGCCTTTGACGAATATGGGTATGGGGAGGACTATAATTCTGCCGTGAAGGACTTAGGGGAGAGTATTGTAGGTTTCTGGGAATCTCTAAAGCACTTGAAGAAACGGCGTAGGAATATGGGAGAGAGTATGCGGCGAATTTTTGACTTAATGGAAGAGCAGATAAGGGGGGAATAGATGAGGAGAAAGTGGTTAATATCAGAGTTACCAGATAAAAACAGATGCCCACACTGTAAGAAGCTAGGTTTAATTGATGATGAAGAAGGTGATATAGGTTGTTTATGTTGTGGTGAGAGAGTCTACAAAGTCCCACCCCTACCCTATATAAGAAGAATTTATACAAAGCAGGGGTGGAGACCTAGTTTAGTCTAATTCTTTTAATACTATTTCATAGTCATGCTCCTTTATTAAATGCTGCATTAGTTTTTTGTGGCTAAAATACCACTGTCCGCATACTTTACATCTTAACATACCCTTGTTCATTTTACCCCCTCCTTATCCCTCAATATACGTTCTGCTTGCTGTAGTCCGGTGATAAAGCCCTTACCGCCGTTATCTGCTTGACAGGCATTATAACCCGCATTATAAGCAGCCTCGGCAAGTAAAGTTCGGCTCTCCCGTTCCTCCTTGAGTATTCTATTGTGCTTCCGTTTTGTTATGAATAACATTATCTACCTCCTGATTAGCTAATTCCAGTAGGATGTCCGCATGACAGTATCTTGGATTTTCTCCTTTACCATCCCATGTATGACACCAGCAGGCTAAATCCTTACCCCTCAAATCCGACAAATGTGCTAACAAGCAGGGATTGTCCAATAAATAACTTTTATATTCATCGACTACTAATTTGTGCTTATCTTTCTTGGAGAGGCCATGAGGTAACAGCGGGTCTCTCACTGTAAAAGGATTGCCCCACTTGCTTGATAAATTATAACGAGGCACAGCACGACCTACATATATCGCTCCATTAGGAACTTTGTAACCACAATCCTTAATGTTTAGCACCTTTGCCATTTGTAGCCTCCAAATACTTAAACTTTAATACCATGTGTAGCTGGCGCACAATTCCTAGTAAATTTCCATATCGATATAGATTGTCCAGAATAAAGCTTCTTCATCAGGTATTCCCTGCTCAATCTTTTGTAGCCACCATCGAAACAACTCTCGACGAGCACTCTCTAGGCTAATCTTGAATATCTTACTCATTTCGATGATAGCCTCTGGCACAGCATACTCGAATAATGAATTTAGGTCTATGGGGGGGATACAACTCTTCTACTTGAAGTTTATCGCCTCGTAATCTTCCTATCCATATATTGTACTGTCCTCCCCTGTGATTTGGCTTCTCTTTATTTGGTTCGTATAGGACATAATAAGGTGTTTTGCCAGGTATTCTCTCTATCTTAAACCCACACCTCCCCCAAAATTCTTTTACCTGTCCTTCTGTTGGTTCAGCCATTTCCGCTCCTCCTCTATATGATTAGTGTTACTGGGTTCCGGTTTTGCTATATTCCTTGTCAATCATCCTTTGTAAACGGTCTATTCTGGCTAGTCTATTGCCTGCCATTTTGCCAGAGAAACGCCTAGTCTCGCCCCACCTGCTAGCCCTAGCGCAATCCTGATGCGCTTGTTCAAGTCTTTCATATAACCCTTTGAGTCTAGTCATCTCATACCCTCCAGGGTAGACTTAGGTTTTAATATCCCTGACCATTCCCTTGTTATCTTGCCATTCCTTATCTCTCGCCTATCAGGATGGCATTTAGCCCACAATGCCATCCCTTCGGGACACCACATATCTGATTTTTGCCGTATGGAATCGCACCTGACACACTGCATCCCTTCCAGTGTAAAGCCGGTGTCCCAATTAATGGAGATAAAGCCCATATACTTTGCCCGATCACAACCACATAAAGGGCAATCAGGTTTAATTGTCATAATTATAGGCATTCTCATACCCCCCTTTTCAATAGATATAGTTTAAGATAAGCTGTTAAGATCCTTTCAAAGTCATACTCCATATATATTACCTCCCTTCTGCTTGAGTTAGTGCCTTAACTCCGTTAGTTGATGCCACTCTAACTGCACGGGCACTGCACCACATTACTGATACGAGGTATCCATTGATGCCCGCAGCGTTTACAGGTTAATCGTTTTATCTTCATACTCTCTCCTCCTTTGGGCTTATAGCCACTTACCCTTTGTCATTTTTGAAAGGGTTGTTTCGACTTTAGATACCTTATCTACAGCCTATACGCGAGGTACGGTTAACGCCAAAACTTCTATCACCATCTGATACATAAACATCCTGCCATAATTTATGCGCTTCCTTGTTGTACCTAATCCAGTATTCTCCTTCTTTAATCTTAAATATCTCAGAAAACAAATGCCCTAAAACCTCGTAATAATCATTCCAAGGTCTTCCTCTAACACATCCCATGTTTTGTTTTCGCATCAAAGCTATGTTGTACTGCTCAATGAACTTAACTTGAAAATAATCAGGGCATGCTCTTTCGGAGTCTCTCTTGTCTTTATAACAACAGTTATCACAAGTAAACCTTTTCACCTTCTTGTATTTAGGCGTTAAGCAAAGGAAATAATTCGATGAGTACTCTGTCATTCTCGTTAGAGAGTGCCTTATGCCGTTCTCTTCATCATCTAAGTAAGCATCGTATAGTTCACTGCCATTATATTTATTATTTTTCCTTGCTTCGGAATTCATAAAACCCATTTTCTCCTCCTCCTCTATATAATTAGTGTTACTGGGGTTCGACCTCTCGAATGTCTTTATATAAACATTGTGGGCAAATAAATGTTAGTGAGTTTGCATCCTTGTTCAATCTATACATCATTTCGGTTCCGCACTTCGGGCAGTTCATCTCTTAATCCCTCCCGTTTATTTAATTGGCTAGTTTATCTATCTCATATTGGTAGCCTTCGATTGTTCTTTGGTATGTTGGTCTTAGTTTCCCTCTCTTATTGTGTGACATGCAACCTAAGCCGTGTATGAAGTCAATCTTACCTTGCAATATAACTAGTGTAGCCTGGCGTTCTTTTTCCTCATTGACTGCGATACGCTTTTCATTAATGGCTAATTCCTCATCTGTTCTTCTGAGTCGCTTGATGGTGCGATCGAGTGTCATTTTAGCCATAGCATCAGATTGCCAGCGTGCTTTCTGGCGTGGTGAAAATAGACCTACCTGCATAGGGCTGATACTTCCCTCAGACATTAAAGGCGTGCTGAGTAGTGCTTGGTTATCTTTTGTTAGCCTCTCAGCCTCTTGTAATCTATCTTGGTAAGTCATATCCTTACCTCCATTTATTCTATCTACCCTAAGAGTATGCCTATAAGGAAGGCACTTGTCAATACCCTGAGCATCTATTTTGAGGTAGTTGGTAAAAATAGTTTACTAGCTATTGACAAAGTATAGATATATAGTATACTAATAAGGTAACACCACTTGAGAATGAATAAAGGGAGGTAGTCATGAGATGAAAAAGAAGCTACATAGAACAATTCATAGGTTTTAATTAACCGGCGCAGGGGAATTAGTTACTAAGGGGAGGTTTAAGGAGACCTCCCCTTCTTTATTGACGCACTGTAGTCCAATTCTGAGCGTTTATATATGATTTGTGTAGGATGGTATTAAGTGGTATAATAGTGGTATGAGTTGGTGTCCTACATAATCGATCAGTCGAAAGTGCAGAACTGAGGACTGCCATATAGACATAAGCCTCACTGAGTAGGGCAGTATAAAGATCGAGCCAACTCACATATAGCCTGAGAGTTTCATCGTCTTAGAGAGATGTAGGGAATGGGAGAGATGGATAAGCTTGTATTCAAGCGTGTATCATCGGCCACGTACTGAAGCATTAAAGAAGCATAAGAACTAATGCTTATCAAATATAAAGAGAGGAACTAATGAAAGGCTTTCAACCAGGTAATAAGATAGGAGCTAAGGGTAGACCTAAAAAAATTAAATCCCAAGTCAAAGACTGGATACAAGAACACCCCTATGCCGTAGCTGAACTCATGCAAGCTCTATACGAAGCCGGTATTGAAGGTGATACTGAATCTGCTAAATACGTTATAGATAGAATCAAAGGTAAGCCTACGGCTCATACTGATATTACTTCAGACGGTGAGGCCCTGGGGGTCGGGGTTGTGACCAGGATTAATGAACTCATGGCAGTAAGGAGACGTGAATTAGGAATAGGATACAAGATGTTATCAGGAGGGGAAGATGCCACTATCAAAGAAGAGGATGAGGAAACGCAAGAAGACTGATAGAATTCAAACCCAAACAGGTTTGACTAAAGGGGAAGCTTTACTTAAAAAGATATTAAAACCTACTAAGAAGCGAGACTGTACAGGTTTGACAGCAGCACCATTATACAACCCCAGTATTCACAAGCCAGGTGATACAGTAATGATGTATAAAGGGAAAGGGTTAGTAACTACCATCATCCCTGAGCTTGATGCAGATGGTAATGTTATACCTGATTAGCTTTACGTAATGCTTATAGTGCGCCCTCGAACATATGTTCTGGGTAAGCGGCAGAGACGGGGAGCTGCGCCAGTCTGTAGAACTGGTGGACTTGTGCCTGAGTAGATTCAAATCCTATCTTACCCACCACATACTACTCATACCCTTGTGCCTACCCTGTCACGTGGACTACACAGCCTTAGACACTCACTTCATACATCATCACTAATACAATCAATACCCAATCACCATATACCACTAATATTAACAATACTATCAATCTACCCCAATAAACGGATAAGTTATTTTTCCAATTTACTTAACATAATACTTGACAGAGAATATAGAAAGGGATACGATAAGGAGGCAAGAGATGGGAATGATTCAGATTCATGGTATGGAAGAGAAGCTTACTGCATGGATAGCGGAAAGGGACTGGTTGGAAATATACCACGAAAAGGATGAACAAGGGGATAAAATAAGGTACTTAACACCCCAGGGTAATATAGTATGGGTAGACATCTTGCCAGATGGGTCGATAGTCGTAATGGCTTGACCCCATTCAGGTTATTTTTACTAATACTTGACAGACCTTACAGGAAGGTATATGATACAAATAAGAGATATTTTGATATGAATAAACTTAATAGAGCCATCGGTTATATAATCGATAAAGACCATGAGAGGTTGACTAATAAGTTCCGAGAGATTATTTCTGTGCACAGAAATAAAAACGAGTACAATCTCGCTATATATTTAGAGTGGGACTGGTACGTAAGGGGGAATTAAATGGAGAACGTATATTTTCACGGAGGCTGGTTTTTGGATGTTGCAATGGACGGTTATTGGTACAGACCTGCGGGAAACTATGTTGTGGGAGAGTTATCCGATAGGAGTGGTTGGACTTTCATTTCAAACACAGAGGCGATGCAACTTGTAAGGCGTTTAGACGAAGACGGTTTGATAAAGCCACGGTTAGATGAGAGATTGCGGGGTGAAGACCTTAAAATTACTCACAGGCTTTTAGACCTTTTAACTCAATCTATAAAGGGTGGATGATAAGTGAATAAATCAGAAAAAGAAAACACAATCATAGAAATGGGCAACGATATATTCGCCTTTCTTAAGTTTGTTAAGATACAAGAGCCCGGACATCTGGCGTTGCCTTACATATTATGGCCTCACCTGATCGACTTTTATAACATTCTTGAGAAGTATAAGTTAATTGATTTGATAAAAGCCAAACAAATTGGTATTTCTTGGGCATTAGCGATTTACGCCCTGTGGAAGATTTACACTCTCCCTGGTTGGAATGTATTGGAAATCTCGAAGGGGCAATCCGAGTCCATACAACTATTAGATAAATCACGGATTATCTACCTTAATCTACCCGAATGGATGCAGGTGTATACATTGGAACCCAATTCAGCAGAGAAGTTTGGCTTTAAAGAGAACAGTTCAAGGATTACCGCACTGTCCTCAACTGAAACCGCAGGTATCGGTGAGACCGCTGGAACAGTAATACATGATGAATCTGATTTCCATGACTGTTATGAGGTGAATTTATCTCATACTCGTGCTACAGTCGCCGATAGTGCAGAAAGACAACTCATCTCCGTCTCAACAGTGGATAAAACCAAACCCGATAGTTATTTTAAGACTCATTGGAAAGCAGCCGAAAACGGAGAGAACGGGTTTAAATCTCTTTTCTATGGTTATGACGTCAGGCCTGACCGTGGAGAGGGGTTTTATGCACAATTAGTTAAAGAGAATAAAGATACCCCGTGGGTCGTGGAAGCCAACTATCCCAGAACTGTAAAAGAAGCCCTTTCACCCATGTCAGCACAATCCTGCTTCGATGGGGATGTTATGGAGCAACTTTGGGATAATAGGATGGAGCAGCCCGAAGTAAAACAGAACCATATCTACATCTTGTGTCCTCGCAGTGTTGGAACACAATATATAGCGGGTATAGACGTTGGGGAAGGTGTGGGATTGGATTACTCCTGTCTTACTATTGCCGGTGTAAGAGGATTGACCGCAGAGGTAGTGGCGGCGATTTACACTAATACACTAGGAACGGACTCATTTGCCTTTGATTGTGATAAGTTATGCCATGAATATGATGCTCCCTTGTTAATCGTGGATAACATCGGTGTAGGAAGGGCGGTATGTGATAAATTAGAGTCGTTGGGATATCCCAACCTCTATTTCGAGCATGAAAAGAAGGTGGGATATTCCTTGACTCGACCTAAGAAAAGAGAACTAGCTGTTAAATTAGTTGAAAAAATAAATGACGGGAGTTTAGCAACTCGCTGGTCACCACAGATAAAGGAACTTATGGAATACCAGTGGATAAACGGGTATCCAGAGCCTACTAGTAGAACACACGGTGATACAATCATCCCCTTAATGTTTATAAGCGAGTTCCTGGAAGAGATTGGTATTGCAGAGCCAGCATCTATGTATGTCGCGGGAAAAAAGATATGGTAATGGCCTGTGTTATAATGGAAGTAATGGAAACTGTATATTGCCCTAAGTGTAGATGTGGACTCTTTAAACGAGGGTTCATGGGCTATGCTTGTCATATGTGCGGGGTTATCTGGTATATCGCACAGGAAGGGTTTATTTCAGAGAAGAGACTAGCTGAAATCCATGAGGGCGTTCCATTGGATATAGAATAATTAGTAGTGGCGGAATAGGTAGACGCAAGCGGAACTCCCAGCCATATAAATGGTAGAGGATGTAATGGATGGTAGTAAAATGCCAGAAAATCACAACTTAGGTTCAGAAGTTGCAAGGGAATCGCATCTTTCATACATAATAAAAGAGGTGAAAAAGGTGGAGAAGAGTGGCCCGCATGGATTATATGTGAGCGATTATCAATGTTCAACAGGAAACAATGTTTTGAGAGGGTGGAACCAAGCCTGTACCTACATTTTGAAACGACTAAAAGAAATAAAGTCTGAAATAAAGAGCTAAACCTTGAGAAATTCAATCCAGTGGCTCGTTGGGATACTAACTATACAAACATAGGAGCCATTAACTAGGTATATCCTGCCCTAGCTGGAAGTGGGATGCGCATACTACATCACGCATCTAGGGTGCAAATCCCTAGCTACTAATTGAACAAAAGGGGCGGGTAAAGCGTTAGGGCTTACCCGCCCTTATCTATTTAAGGAGATAGTATGGCATTAGACGCAGGTATAATAACAGCACAGGTCTCCACCAAGGAAAGCGAACTTAAAGATAGAACCAACAGACAGGACAGGGATTTCAAGAGGTGGCAGTTGGAGACAACTACCAAGAGAGATAGCCTGCGTGATAACGATATAGATATTGTCTCCAACGGGTTAAGAACATTTGCTGACGAAGTCCACTCCAAACTAGCATCTGCTGACATGACGATTGCGGTTAGGTTAGCCGAGGCTGAAGGAGATGATAAAAGAGATGATGTGGGGAAACTAGAGAGATTACTCCAGTTTGCTTTTGAGAAAGGCGATGAGAGGTTAATCTCTCTCCTCCTCCCCCCGCTAAGGGATTTTACAATATGGTGTGCCTCTATTCGTGGCTGGGTAGCTGGGAGATATCTTGTTCGTAAGGAAGGGAATGATGTTATCTTTGATTTAATGCCGTGGGACCCTCGGTGGGTGACCTATGAGGTTAATAAGTGGAGGGCTTATAAGACCTTTCGCAGTAGAGAGGAATTAGAGGAAGATTACAAGAAGAAGATAAATATCCCATTGCATTGGTTTAATCCCTTTTCAAAGACTCCTAATAATCTCGCTGTTATTGATTATTGGAAATACGAAAAAAAAGGAGCGACTAACGCAGTAGTTTGCAACAATACCTTTCTTAAAGAACCCAAGCACTATGATATATCTATGCCTGTTTTGCTTATGCCTATCGCTACCAGTCCTCTGATTAGAGGACTTTCCCAGTCTGAAGACGAGAATTACGGGGATAGTATCTTTGCTCCTATCAGGGACATTAGTAAAAAGCGTGACCAGTTTGGTTCTATAATCGCTACCCACGCTAATTTAAGGGCAAAACAACCATTACTTCACTATCATGATGCTGGTATACCTGAAATTAAGAGTACCATCCAAACGGCAGACGGGGTGCTTAATCTTGTTAGGGGGAAGCAGGAAATCAAACCTACCCCCATGGAGGATATTGCCCCTACTGTGATTGAGATGTTTAACTGGTTCGAGCGAGAGTTTGAAAAGGGTTCTCTGCCAACTGTGGGCATAAATAATCCCAATCCGCAGTCAGGAACACTACAAAATCTAGTACAGGAAGCACGGAATATCGTCTTTAACCCACAACTAAGATTATTGAATACCTATTATGCAGGGATATGCCGTTTAATAGAGGAGCAGTTAATAAGTAATGGAATTAAAGTCGATGTTCAGACTATACAGGATAATAAATACTATACAACCCAGGTTACACCAGTTGATTTGAAGAAACCCCACATAATCAAGGTTGAGTTCTCCACAGGAACTCCGTGGTCACAGATGGATAAAGCACAGCAAGCCCAGATGCTTAGAGACCTCGGGTTACCTATTGAGTGGGTGTGGGAGAATATCCTGAAAATTCAAGACCCGAAGATGCTGGGTGATTTGGCAGCGATAGAACTCTTTGAGCATAGCCCGAAGGGTGCGAAGAAAAAGGCTGCCGAAGCTCTAATAAGATTGCGGGGTGACGAGGTAGCTGCGGAGTCCCTGGTCAGGGAGTTGGATAGGGAGGAAACACAGGAGGATATGGCTATTGAGCAAATGGCTTTCGGCGGGGAAGAAGAACCACCAGAGGGATTCTAATGGTATTGGGTCCTTATAAGTTTGAGCGCAAAAGACACAGATTAGGTGAGTTCCCTAGACCACCTCAACCTGGTCTCCAGCCCAACCGTCTCCCTCCGATACAGGGATGGGGGAATGGTACTGATTACTGGCAGGATGTGTTTGAAAGTTATAAAAAGAGGCAGAAGAAATGACAACTGAACGAGAAGTAGGCGGTGGTGGACTTAGGAAAGCAGAACGGGATAGACAGAGGGAGCGGGAAAGGGAAGAAGAACGTGGCCCTAGAGAACGTGGGGAGTTCAAACGTGAGTTTGATATAGCTATCGGGCAAGAGAACATCGAGGAGAAAGCTATCTGCGCTGGTTGCAGGGAAACCTTAACCAGTTGTTAAAAGCAAGAGAAATAAGTGGAGAAGAACTCCAGCGTGTGTGGGCAGCGGAAGTTACATATCTACAAGGTTTTGGTGTAACTCCCGAACTACGTGGCTATGAGGAGTGGAAGGCATCACCAAGTGAAAAGGAACGACCAGCCTTAGAACTTTATGAACGTGTTAAATCTTTCTATCTAGCCTCTACGGATATGTCTTACTGGGATAAGGTTAAAGCGTTGGTGAGATTGCATCCCCAAGGGACAAGGGTAGACATCTTCCGCCAGATAAAAAACGAGGTATTCCCCACTATATCTGAAAAGGATATAGACCCAGGTATTCTTCGCCATTATCAATCACGATATGATAAATCAAAAACAGACGAGCCTTACGCACAATGGTTAATCCATCAAGGATTGGCATCTCTCGAAGGTGGGGCTGGTGTAGGTGAAGAAACTCCTAGCCGTTTAACAAGGGGAACTACTACTCGACCCACGGGATTTGAGTTTGAACCCGCATTTGAAGAAGAGAGACTTGGGTTACAAGGTTCTCAAATATGGAAGAACTGGTATGAGGACAGATTTGGGTTGGAAATAAGACGTTTCAAAGGTCAGGTGGAAGACCAAACCGAGGAAACGTGGGCTACGTTTCTAAAGGGGCAGACCCCGAAATTAAGAGAGGAATTCTTGAAGCAAGGTGAGTTTCGTAGGGGTGAGAGTTCTGCGAGGCAAGCTGGTCGTATTAAAACGGTGAGGTTTTAATGATAACTCCCGCAATGCTTAGGGCGGCTAGTAGGAAGTGGCGGGAACGTAAACCACTTCAACCATTTCGACAAGAACCTCAAGAGTTCCCTGCTGTATCTGGTAGGACTACACAGCCTTTGACGTTTGAAGAGGCTGGGCAGTTTAGACCTGAGTTAGAGAGGGATATACTAGAGAAGAATATTCGCACTCCCCAAGGTGTGTTGCTGGAGGAGTTTGAATCACGGGAAGATACCGAGGATATACTCAAACCAGGGGAATACCTCTCTGTATCTAGAGTCGGTGATGAGAGGCGTGTTCAAGTCCGAGGCTCTCCTATTCCAATATATGAACTCGTCAATAAGGAAATTGTCAAACAGGTAGCGGAAGACCCTATGTTCAAGATAGGGGATATAGAAATAAGTCTTGCCGAAACAGCAATGATACAATCACTTCTAATCGGTGGTGTTGCTGTAGCACAGGCAGGCTTCCGCAAGTTTCTCGATATAGCAGCCCGAAGGCTTATGGTCAAAGAGGGGAAAACTAGAGGAACTGTTTTCAGTGAGGAAGCACTTGATAACTTTGCTGTCTGGGCAGAGAGAAACCTGAGACCTTCCTTTCTTACCAAAGAGGCGATTAAGTCAGTATTTAGACCAAACAAAGAGGGTAAGATCCCAGCATCACAGGTCAAGAAAGTCTATCAAGATGTTTACGATGCTACTTCTGCGCTGGTAAAAGACTACATTAAAATCCCCAGAGGCACACAGACAGGTGCTATGGCTTTTGGGGGGAAGATACCACCTAAACCTATGGTTATGTCATCAGCACGACAGGCAGAGGAACTATCACGTGCTAATGCCCAATTAGATATTCAACCAATAGCACCTAATACAGTTGGTTCCATCGGAGTAGGACAGGGCGAGCTTATTATACGCACAGATGCCAATAACAAAGCTATGGTAACTGCATTGGTGCAACTACGTGATAATGTCCAGACCGTAACAATGATAGTCAAGGCACAAGGTCTCGGGGAAGAGGGTAAGGCAGCCGTTAAGGAAGTATTAGATTACAATAAAGAGCACGGGTTTGTTTCGTCTCCTGACGTAACGGAATACTCGGAAGCGGGATTAGCAAGGTTTGGCGCACCTGCAGTCACTCCAGAAGCACCAACCAAACCTTCTTTTGAGACACAACTAGCGGCTAACCTCAGAGTAGCAATGGAACAGCCTGAGAGATTGGGGATACCACCTATTGAACCCTCACCAGAAGCCCCTAGAGCCATACCAGAGGTTGCTAAGCCTCCAGTGACACCAGAGGCACGCAGAACTGAGATACAGGAACTACTGGCTACGCCTGCCAAGCAATTACCAAAAGGCACAAGCAAAATAGAACTAAGACAGGAACTGGCGAAGATAAATAAATCCCTTGTCCCTGCCGAGAAGAAACTTCGCCAACAGATAATGGCTGTGAAAGCAGGTAAATTCCTACCTCAAAGCCAGTTAAGAGAGATAATAAAAGCTAATTCTGGTAAGACGCATCTTACAGATGTTTTTCTTACCGACCTTCAAAAGATACTCAAGGCTGTACAGGGAGCACGCCCCAAGAAGATTAAGGGGAAGAATATAATAACCAAGTCCACCGAGCAGAACATCCAATCTCTCAAGAAAGAGTTAATCGGTCAGGAGAAACTTAATGAAGAAACGTATCAGGCGATAAAGAAAAATCTTGGTTTAAAGCATGAGGGGTATATTAGTCCTTCTCAGTTCATATCTGAGGCTGAAGGTAGAAACTTAATCCGCCAGATAAACTACGAGTCTGAAGTTGGATTGATTGAGCGTGATGTTAAAATAGCAAAGGCACTGGAGCAGAACGCACCGCTCCGCAAGGATATAGAAAAACTAAGAGCAGGTATGTGGGTAGATGATCCTAGTGTTGCAAGGGATATTTCAAATTTCTGGAGGCAGATTGCATCTTTTAAGAAAATGCCCGAAGGAGCTGATGTTAGTGGATTATGGAGCGCACGGTATAGGTTTGAGAAATTAGGGATACGCACTAAGGACGTGAGATGGCATCGAATAGAACAACTTATTTCCAACCAGGCAAAGACAGGTGATTTTAAGGTTAAGGAAGCGATGCAACGTCTCAAATCCTCAACTCCTAGTTATACTGAAATATCAGGGGATGAGAAAGCACTTAAACGGGTTAGCGATTACATAGCCTCAAAGAACAATATGGGAGTAGAATCGCCAAAGGATATTAAACCAGGGGAGATTAAATTAGCTAAGATAATAGAGAAGGAGCTATTCAAATACAGAAATGATATAAGATATGCCAGATTCCAGACATGGTATGACCACTTTAATGGTGATACCACTCTTATGATGACAAAAATCAAAGATGCGCCGAAGGGGGATTTAGTAGAGGGTATCCGCATTTATGAATCAAAGGGTGAAAAGGCATTAAGGGAATATCTCGATACTAAAGAGTGGGGTGTAATTAAAAGTGGGTTTGAACCACATATAGCTGTTAATCCTAGGTTAGTTGATTATAAGATAAGCGAGGCTGTTATCGGCAAGGGTAGATTAAGTAGTCGTGAGGGGATAGAGTTTACCGAACAGGATGTTGATATTCTTAAACGGACGGAGAGCTATTTCTACTATATGGAGAAGTTGCATCTTAGACCATACTTTCAACATCTCTCTAGAGTTTATTCCGAGAATGTTCCCAAGTTATCTAACCCTCAAAGTATAAAGCGTCAACTCGAAGCCTTTATGTCTGAGGCTAAAGGCGGGAGACCGATAGAGCATCCTGTCTTGAAGTTGATGTCGAAGGTGGCTGCTGTGGGTTACAACACAATCTTTAAATTCCCGCATCTGTCCTTTCGTAATTTACACCAGTCCTTTGCTTTCCACAGAGACAAGAGTTCGCTTATCAATCCACTCAACAAACGTCTACCTGATGATATAAAGAAGTTGTTTAATATTAGGGATAGCCAGATGGTAGGGACGAGGCGGGATTTACTCCTCAATGATGTGTTGGGTTCAGGTAGGCTTGCTCGATTTATGAAAAGAACCGACCACTATCCATGGAGTGACCAAATAGGCCGTATGCACACTTTCTGGGGGAGTTGGAATAAAGCGAGGAGGGCATTAGAGCGGTATCGTAAGACTGGGGATTTCCCTGAATTTCTCAAGGCATCAGGGGGGAATGAACTTACAATACAGCAGCAAATTGACATTGCGGAGAACATGGCATTAGAGAAGATATCTTATGCTGATGGTGCTGTTACTTTACCTAACCAAGAGTCAGGAGCTTATGAAGTAGCTTCTCAAATGGCAGCCAATGTTCATTTTATCTATGATAGATTAGGGCGTTCCACATGGGAGTATGGTCCCGAAGGAAGAGTTCTTACTAGCTTGTTTATCTTCCCTAAGTCTTATTTTGAGCAATTATTACTCAATGCGAATCGCATAAAACCAGGTAGTCAAGCTAATCCTGCAGCAAAGGCAAGGGCATGGAAAGCCTTAATTGCTATTATCGTAGGGGGAATATTAGTTGGTAATGTTTATGAAAAGATTGCAGGTAAAGGGAGAAATCCCTATAATCCTCTTAATCTAATCGCTTATTCTGGTGGTCTTGCTATAGGATTGACATTAGATATCAGCCAAGGTATAAACCTTATGATACAGGCAGCGCAAGGCGAGGATTGGGCGAGGGCGGAACTAACCACACATCTACCTGGGATGGCTGATAGTTTCCTGCCTTTTTATAAAAGCACTATTGATATACTGGAGTCATTAACTGGCACGCAGTATATTGACAGGTTGGCTTTAAGGAAACTGCGTGCTGCATTTGATAAGGATTATATGCCTAATGAGGAGTATTATCTTAAAGAGAGGGATATTCTTGGCAAGATAAAACATGCTTTATTTGGCGGTGAAGACCCTAAACCCGAGGGTATAGAAGCGGCGCAAACAACGATAGATGAGGCTATTGGGAAACTCGGAACAAACCAATTAGAGAAAATGGAGAAAGCGCTTGAGGGTGTAGAGAATCCTGCCAAGATTGCTGAGATACGGGCGAGGGACTGGACGTATACTACCAAGGATTTAGGCAGTGTAATAAATACACAGACCAAGACACTCGATGAAGACGAGAAGTATGACTTCTTTGTAGAGAACGATTTAGCTAACTATTATTTCAATATAAAGCACATGAGGGATTTTTATTATGAAGAGTTGACTAATGACGAAAAGAAAGCTATGCGTGAGCAGTACCCTGATTTCCTATATGGCATGATATTCTGGGGGACTTGGCAGATAAGAACCCCGCAAGAGAAGTCAGCTATGGAGCAGTTAGCCCGACATTATGGGATTCCATTAGATGCTATACCTGCAGTAAGGAAGGAAGAACCCGTTGCACCACCTACCGCACCAAAGCCACCTACAAGGAGAACCCCCGTTGGAGGTGGTGGCGTGACTGACAGAATGCTACAAGAAGCACTGAAGTGACCTGTGGTATAATAGTAATAACAGCCCAATAACAAGAGGCTGTAGTTTAAAGGGCGGGTAGCAACCTGAAGTTTTTGGGTTACCCGCCCTTTTCTTTGGGTTGCTACACCGCAGCGTAGGAGGAAAAATGACTATAGAGGTGGAAGAACGGAAAGTGGAGGTTGCTGACCCGTCTAAAGAGAAGGGTAAGGAAACTGCGCCAAAGGATATTCCAACTGTAGATGTCACTAAAACCCCAGAGTTCAAGAAAGCACTTGATTCGGCTGTTGGGAAGAGCATGGCTTCGCTAAACGCAAAGGTAACTATTAGCAACCAAGCTACTCAGGCTGCCGAGGCTCAAGTGACGGTCATGGAGGCTACTCATACCAAAACCCTCTCGGATATAGAATTCCTTGAAGGGAAAATAGAGAATTTAGCTAGTGAGAAGTTTACAGATGACCCAGATGCAGCTAAGGGGTACAGGAATACCCTTGCTATCGAGCTAAGGGAGAGGAAGGCGAAGGCTAGAGAGGAAGCTGTCGGACTTAGAGAGGCGGAGCAAGAGAAAAGGGTGCTGTTTTACCAGTTAGGGGAAAAGGCACTTGAACTTAAAAAGGAATACGATGTTCCAGAAGGGATACTCGAATCCTGCTCAACTGTAAAACAGATGGAAACAATAGCCAAGGTTTTCCCCAAAGCAGGTGAAAAGAAAGAACCAGAAGAAGACAAGTTTGATTCTGGTAAAAACTCAGGTGGGGGAGTGGATTGGAGAAAGTTATCCCCACAAGCTAAAATCCAATACGGAATAGACCACAAGAAAAACTAACGGATCACGGGCGCACGACTGCGACTTCAACGTACAACTCATCCAAGAACTTCAAAGGGCTTCTAAGACTGGTAGCCGAGCTTGAAGGCACCTCAATTACCGACTTAGATGGTGCTCTTACTGGTGATTCTGATAATGCCAACAACTCTCAGGTGCTCGTCAGGGCTTCTGCCGCATCAGGTGCACTGACACTGGCTTATGTCGATGAGTTGATGGACTTAGTTAGACCCAGCACTACTCACCTTTTATCGAGTAAGTCTTTCAGGCGCAAGATGAACGTCTTAGCCCGTGCCGCAGGTACTAACCTGGTGCATGACAACGATAAGCTCGGTATGCCTGTAACAATGTATGGGGATGTTGTGGTGTTGACCTCTGACGCTGTTCTGAACAACCTAGATGACCCGTCAACTCTTGTTACGGCACTAACTACTTACGATACCACTCAGACCAGAGCGGCTACAAACGACATCACCCCTCTTTTCGCTATGAGGATAGCTGATGATGGTGTATCTGGTATAACCAGTGCTCAGAACGGGATGATTCAGACTGAGGATATCGGAACACTACAGAACAAGGATGCAACCCGAACCAGGATTAAGTTCTATGCTGGTCTGGCTGTGTTTAATAAGCTGTCGATTGCTGTAATGACTGCCTGTTGCATGACAGACTAAAGGAGGTAAAATATGGGTGACCCAACGATTGCTGCAATAACTACCTATAACTCGCACAGGGGTACGTTCGATAACGGGGCATGTCGAGAGTTCTGGATAAAGATTCCAGGGCTTTCTGCGGCTTCGGATGCTGATGCTGCTAGTCCCATGTACTATCTCTTGAATCCTTTTGCACAAGATATGGTGGTGCTGAACGCTCTGGCTGTAATCACTACTATAGACGCTCAAGATGGGGACATTGATGTGGGGTTAGGGGATAGTGCTGCGGGAGCGAATGACGGCGCGGAAATCATTGACAGTTTAGTCAATACCGCAACAGGTGTCTTTGAGTGTACCAATATCCAGGCTCTTGCGGGAGCTTCAAAGGCTATATGGAAGAAATCAGGGACTGCGACAGACTCGTATCTCTGTATAGCCCAAAATGCCGATGCCGATGTCTCAGCCCTTCGCTGGAACTTACTTCTAAAACTTATTCCCTACGAGGACTTAATCGGCAACGAAGGCGACCAAGCTGCTTTAGTAGTGGCGTAAAAGTAAATTAGAGGGGGGTGATAAGCCCCCCTCAAGGGAGAATAAACTATGGCAAGTCCTACGATTGCTGCGATAACTACGTATGACCACCAGAAGGTAGGGGCTTATACAACGGGAGCAGTCCGTGAACTCTGGATTGGGATTCGAGGGTTATCCGCTGCGTCAGACCAGGATGCAGGCGGAAATGACCACCTCTACTATCTTCTAAATCCCTTCCCGCAGGACATGGTGATTATGAACGCCTTAGCGGTTATCACCACGTTGGATGCTCAAGACGGTGATATAGATGTCGGGTTGGCGAATGATGCTGTTGGAACAAGCAGTGCAGCCGAGGTTATCGATAGCCTTGTTAATACCGCTACTGGTGTATTTGAATGCACAGTAGCTCAGGCTATCGCTGGCACGGGTGCTAAGGGTATTTGGAGAAAAGAAGGGACGTCAACTGACTCTTACCTGACCTGGAAGCAGGCTACGGATGCTGATGTATCGGCATTGCAATGGCATTTGTTCCTCCAGCTCATACCTTACGAAGACCTGATTGGTGGCGAAGGAACACAAGCTGCTGTAACGGTAGCATAGAACGAAAACAAAGGAGAATATATTATGGCAAATCCAGTAATGGCTGCAATAACCACCTTCGACATAAAAAGGGATTCTTCGTCAGGCGGATGCTTGAGGGAGTTCTGGATAAGAATACCTGGGTTATCGGGCGCATCCGCCGCCACTAGCACAGACCAACCCTTGTACTACCTCCTGAACCCTATAAATGCTGATTTGGTAGTACTAAATGCCCTAGCGGTAATCACTACGGCATCTGGTGGTGTGGTTCAGTTAAACGTGGGGCTGGCGGATGATGCTGCGGGGACTAATGTGGGTGCGGAGATTTTCGACACTATCACCGATAGCGCAGCGGGCGTTCTTGAAGGAACTACACCTCAAGCTATTGCAGGCACAGGCTCTAAAGCAATATGGAAGAAGTCGGGAACGGCTACTGATTCTTACCTGACTGTTGTCCAGGGTGCTGACGCTGATGGCTCTGCAATGCGGTGGGGTCTCTTTCTGAAGGTTATACCCTATGACGACATGATTGGCAGAGAGGGCGAACAGGCCGCAGTAACAGTAGCATAAGGGGGAGCGAATGGCGACACTAATACCTGAAGTCACAATCACCGACTTCAAGCGGTTGAAGGTTGACGAGATTAAACAACTGAAGTCTTGTGAGGTAACATCGGATGGGGAATACTTGTTCACTTTTCTAAACGCCCAGACTGACTATATCAGGGCGGTGGCAGAGGACACAGGGCAAACGAGTAATTCTGTAAGCGGTGAAACACTTGAGGAAATCAAGGGGGCTGAGCTTGCCACTGTATCAATATGAATGTGCGTCATGCAAAGTAAAGGATAAACCTCTTAGATTTGATGTAGTGAAACCTATGGTGGAGGCATCCCATCCTGAGAACTGTGGTAAATGCGGGGAGAATGCCTTACGGATATTCTCCCCTACACCTAATAGCTTCGGGTGGCGATTAACGGATGCCAGCCATGAGGTGGGCAATCCAGACGAACTAGAAAGAGACATTTAGGAGGATAACATGGCTGAGCTATTTAAGGATGGGAGACCGATACAATTAGCAATATCTGATTGGGAAATCGGTGTGCCCTCGCTTACTTCTAGGAATAACGGTAAAGCGAGATGGATACGGGGTAGTACATCTCCACTAGACCAGAAGGGTTCTACTGGTTGGTTGGCTGATTTATATGGTGGTGTTCAAAGTGGGTGGAATGACTATGCGAGAATAAACATACCGATTAACGAAAAACCTATCACATGGTTACAATCAGTGTTGTGGTCTTATTACATGACTGAAGCTGAGAGTTTCGGTATCAATATGGTTATCTTTATCCACGACCCAACTGACTTTGACAAGAGGGCGGAGATGACTCAACAGGCTGATATAGGCACTCTTGAAAAGGGAGCAGGATGGAATGCACATGAACTCGATGTCACTACCGACCAGTTTTACTTTTATGGGGAGAACACAACCGGCACAGACTTAACTTCTGCTGCGCCAAATTATTACGGGTTAGACGACTTCCAGGGTGATGCACTGTTCAAGGATTGGACTATCTACAGAATCACATTCGATAATGGTTGGCAAACAGCGAATAATGAGTTTAAGAGTGCCTATGTAGCTGATATTAAAATAAACGGACAAATAGTTCCCCTTGGACCTCTAAGCGGCAAGCACAGGAAGACAGTTAAAACTTCTCAAACCATGCTTGCTACTGCAAAAACTACTGATGAGGTAATCGCACACCACACATCTTCAGGAGTTGACTGGGACTTTGACTTTGGTGGAACGGGGTACATTACTAAAGCTTGGTTAGCCAATAGTGCAGACATAACACCACGACTTAGACTGTATCTCTTTAGTAGACCACCTACTGGTATGTTAAATGATGAAGGTGCTAATACTAATCCTGTTACCGCTGACCTACCTTACTTTTTAGGGGTGATAGACTTTCCCGCCATGAGTCAACAGGGTACAGGCGATGCCTTCGCACTAGCTACACCCAACACAACGGGATATCTACCCTTAGAGTTTGATGCTCCTACTATCTATGGGGTTTTGGTACAGCGAGATGCTACTGCAACATTCACAAACACAGCACTTACCATAAGCCTCACTGCGGATATGGAAGATAATTAGGAGGTAGGTATGTCTATATTGGCAGAGCCATACTTTCGAGTTAGGAAGAATAATGGCGTTCTTTTTGAGCCTGATGTTAATACAGTCTTATGGCTTCCTGGGCAGGATGATGCCTATAGTTCCATTATCAGAGACCGCAGCGGTAAGGGTAACGATGGCACAATAACTGGTGCTACTTGGGCTAGAACAGGACAGGGGCTTTGGTATCTGAGTTTTGATGGGGATGACAATGTAGATTGCGGATTGAACGTTGCTTCTTTAGAACTGACGACCCTATCTGTTCTCTGTTGGATAAATCCCACTACAAGTGCAGACCATAAGACAATATTTAATGTTGCTGATAACGCTGTGGTAGCATCTGGTTTTACATGTGCTGTTAGACAAAATGATGATGGGACTAATCCTGATGAATTATATACTGTTGTGTGGTCAGGAGCCACGACTTTAAAATATGGTAGCGTAGTAACCTATGGTACTTGGCAGATGGTTACAATGACACTAGCAGGAACCGCACTTAAACTCTACCAAAATATAACTAACACCCTAGATGACACAGTGGCTGGGGTTCCTATATTCACAGGGGACAATAGGGTGGTCTATGGGTCAGGGTGGGCAAGCACCCCAGCCTACAATGTAGGTTTTCTCGGAGGGTTGGCCTTGCCCAGAGTTTTCCCTCGAATATTAACCCTTAGTGAAATAACGAATATCTATAACCAAGAACGACATTTATTTGGAGTGTAACTATGAAATACCGAGTAATGGCCTTTGACGGAACTATCACTGACTTTGACAAAGAGTCTGAAGCACACACTCTGTATATTGAGAAAAAGAAGTTGGTAGAAAAGGCTGAGGTTAAGGGTGATATAGTACCATCTTGCAGTCGCCATATATGTTACCACGATGAAGCTCCCCCAGGTGGGACTCCACCAAGACCTTGCGAACCAATAGAGAAGTTTACGAAACAAGTACGGAGTATATAATTGGCTCTTTATAGTAATACTTTAGAAATTATAAGGAAGTATCTCGCCTCTACTGTGGGAGACCTTAACTATGGTCAAGCGGGTACTACAGGAGCGACTACGCAGAAAATCTACGCCCCCTTTCTGTGGAAGGCTAATGACTACTACAACAACAATCAGTACGAGGTCTATGTCTACGCAGGAACGAATATAGGCGTAACCAAACGTGTAACCGACTGGGTTTTAAGCACCTATCTGGCAACTGTCCACTCGGTTTACGATAATGCCTGTGATGCGACATCTTATCTTGAGATGTCTCGTATCTTCACAGAGGATGACAAACGCAAGGCAATAAACCTAGCTATAGAGAGTATAGCAGGGAAGTATCTGGTAGACCTCAAAGATGAGACGACCATTACTTTAGTAGCTGATACCTATGAGTATGCTTTACCCACATCATTCTTATATCTCACCAAGGTCACAACCGAGAAGGTTGCTGCTGGTGGAGTGTTTGATGCCTCGGATGCAATAGACTCCCGTGACTGGAGTATAATCAAATCCTATCCGCCTAAGTTAAAACTGCACGAAGACCACTACTCAATAAGCGCAGGTAAGGATTTACGATTAGAAGGACAGGGGACTCAGGCGATTGTAGATGATGATACGGATGTTATCGTTATCCCTCCCGACTGGTTGGTACAGAAAGCAATTACATTCTTACCTCAGAGTAAAATACAATCAAATAAATTAGACGCAACTTATAGACAAGCGTTGCTTTTATCTGCAAGCGAACCGATGGTTGCGCCCGACCCAAGAACGCAGAGGATAATTGAATGAGGGATATAAGTTCACACGATAGTGAGGGATACCCCTACACCTATCCTTTAATATATGCCAATGAAGAGGGGTCGAGGGATATAAAAGCTTTTAATACAGACGGATACCCCTACAATTACCCGTTCACTTATGCGAGTGATAACCCACGTAATATAAAAGACCCAACGTAAGGAGATAGGTATGGCAAATGAATTAGTTCACACTGATGCGGGAACACAGCTCTCCCGCACTGAGGATAACGCTACCACAAGGCATAAGTTTAACAGTCAAGCACAAGGGGATGTACTCTATGCTTCTTCAGCCACTCAACTAACAAGGTTAGGGGCTGGAACTGTTGGGTTACATTTAATCACTGGTGGTTCAAGTGCAAATCCTTCATGGTCTACCAGACAACAGTTGACCATAGAAGCTCATACGGCTGACGACACGCTAACTATAGCGGAGTCTGGTTCGGTTCATACAAATCTAGGAGATACAGGGGCTCAGACCTTAACTCTCCCCCAAGATGCTGTGGCGGGAACTTTCTTCTACTTCGCTGTTATGGCTGCGTTTGAATTAAGGGTAGACCCTGGTGCTGCTGGAGCGATTTATATAAACGGGGCGAAGCAAACCGACGATATGTATATCACCGCAAATGACGAAGGTGAATCAGTTATGTTGGTTTGTGACGGGAACGGTGATTGGGTAGCATTATTTACTCAAGGAACATGGGGGGTAGAAACATAATGCCTCATAAAAGCAAGGGAAAGATTTACAAGTCAACGCCCAAGCATAAGAAGAAGAAGTAATAATGTCTGAGCTAGAAATAAGGGAACTAAAAGATAGGCTGAAGAAAGAGAAGGATAAACGTATTGCTACAGAGGAGAAATTGTCTAAAGAGCAAAGTTCAAAATACCGCAGTATCGGCTTCTTTAGGCAAAGGTTTAATCAATGAGGAGTATATTACTTAATGGAGTCCATCACCAATTGGCGCCTGAGTCCACAATCACCCAAAGAGCGATCAACCCGTGGAAAGCACAAGTCCGACAGACAGGAGGGAGAGAGTATTCAGATTTCGGTCAGGCTGAACTAGAAGAATACTTTGACTTCCGTAACGGGATAGGGAAGAACAGGGGTATAGGCTCTGACGCTAGATTAGACTTCTCCGAAGGTGTTGACTTCTCGATTGAAGGGCAGGCTGTTCTTGGTCCCCTAGTAACCTCAACTTCAATAAACGCTCTCTCAGCGCCTTCTATTACCAATGAAGACTTCGAGACAGATGTTTCCCCTGCATCAGGTTTTGGGTGGACAGAAGGTAGTGGTGATTGGTTGATAGTATCCGACCCACGTACGGGGACTTATGCATGGCAAAACACTACTGTGGTTGTGGGCGAGAATATCTATCAAGACCTCACAGGATACATGGGAGGGGTGGAGTACACATTTACTATCTACATTAAGTGTTTAAACGCCAATGATACAGTTAAACTTGGTATAAATGATGGGGTTACCAGCACCACCTTCGGGACTGCGGTAGGGAATACTGGATATACACAAGTAACTGTCACCAAGGCTATATCCAGTGGTGCAACACAGTTAAGGATAATAGCGCAGATTGCCGTTGCAGGTGCAGGCGGTAATATTGTATTTGACGATGCTGCCATTTCTGTTACAGCAGCAGGCACATTCACCCCTGTAAACTTTATTGACTTCCAATCCGCTACCTACTGCTACGGAGACATCGGAATCTTGAAGTGGAATGGTTCTACCTGGGATTATGTAGTTTTATTTACCAACCCGATAGATGCGCTTGTCATTACCGACAGCACAGACGAATACCTTGTAGTAACCGCAGCCCTAAGTGGCATTTACTCCATAGACGGGTCGGCATGGCTTGTGGCTTCGTCATTTTTCACTCCAAGCAGTACAAACGACCCCGACAGTGCATGGACTAATGAAGCTAATGCCATTGATGATGATGAGACCTCTTACGCTACTGTAAGTGGGGCGGATAAGTTTTTAGAACTCATTTTTTCCCCGCCTGTAACTGCTGACGAATGTAGAATTTACTGTTCAGATGGCGCATCTGGTGACGCCAACGCTAATATTGACTTCTACTACGACGGAGCATGGAATGATGTGTTTGACGGAACTGTGGCTGGGGCCGAGTGGGTAACTAAAAAGAACGCTGCGGGTGTTAAATATGTGGAGAAGATAAGGGTTGAGAGTAGTGACGGAAATACCTTCCGCCTCTGGGAAATAGATATTGAAGCCCATATTCATGGTTATTTAGCCAATTATGATAATAGGCTCTATTATATACACAACGATGGGACACATGTTTGTTACTCTACGGCAAAAGATATAGACGATTATGTTGGGGGCTTTGAACTTACAGGAAATTACGGCACGGTCTACGATTTATTTGAGGGCAAGTTATTAGCCGATGGCTCTAATACATTATATTTCTGCGGAACTGAGGGTTTATTTACCATTGATACCGTCAATGAGTTAGCCTACAAACAGGAGGTAGCCTACCCGCCATTAACTAACGCAGGGAACGTGGGGATTTACTGGAACGCTAACGTCTGGGTAGCTACGGGATATGGAATTCTAAAAGTAGCCCCCAGCACAGCAACCTTTGTCGGCCCCGACCAGGATGATGGACTACCCAGTACGTATCAGGGCAAGGTCTTCGACTTCGCTACTGTCAATAATTGGTTAGTATTCTGTGTCAATGGGGGAACTACGGATAAAAGCTCCATATTAAAACGCAACTCATCTCTAGGTGGGAACTTACAGGTCTACACCACCGCATCGACTAACAAACCCATCTCCGCTATACATCACTCCCCTTCGTCTTTGTATACCAACGGGAGATTATGGTTCAGAGAGGGGACTGATATTAAGTATATGATGTTCCCCGATACTACGTCTAATGTAAAGCAAATTTCAACCTATGAGTATAGTGGGGCTAACTTACTTGAGAATGGCAACTTTGAGGCAGGAGACCCACCTGCGAGTTGGACACTTGTTGGTGGTAGCGCAACTGTAAGCAGAAGTTCTACTCAAGCAAAGATAGGCACTTATTCCGCCCTACTAACCCGTGTTGGAGCTGATTGCCACATTTATCAGGGTTATTCTGGTTATGCTGACTATGCTGGTAAAACGGTTACGCTTGGATGCTGGGTATACGCTACAGTTGCAGCAAGAGCCCTCATTGGACTTGGTGATGGCGTTAGCTCTGCTTCATCAACTTTCCATACTGAAGTAGCAGGTTGGGAATGGCTCACCGTTTCTTTAGCCGTTGATGCAACCCCATCATATCTCCGAAGTTACTTAGAAATTGTTGATGGTAATACCAGTGCTTACTTTGATGGAGCTATCCTGATTGATAACGAGTCTAACGCCAAGCTACCGACATTCAGGAAACTAGCCATGATTTCAAAGACGGCTTTAGGTGTGGCTGCTATAACCAAGAGTTGTGATGACGATGAATACATAGAGGTCTTTTACGGATTAAACGGAGCAGCCCCCACTATATCACTGGGTACTTTTAAGACTTCCCCCAGACCCACCATTCTCACTTTCAATAGCGGATTGGGCACAGAGTTTTACACTATTCAATTTGCTATTAAGTTAAGAGGGGCACCGGGTACCGATAGCCCTGAGTTGGAGAGTCTGGTGTTCTATTATCTGGCAACCCCAGCCACTATCTCTGGCTTCCAGTTCCGTATACAGGCGACCTTAGACGATGCCGAGGCTAAGATAGCTGCTTTTGAAACAATCCGTGGCACCAATACCTTAGTCGTTTTCTACCCTTCAGGAGATGCTAATGTGGGGGCAAGTTACAATGTCAAGCTAACTACCATGCCTTTAAGATTTTACCACGAAAACCAGCAAGAGAGGGAGGGGTACATCCAGATAGATTTGGAAGAGGTTTTCAATGGTTGAGTTGGTTGCGAGCGATATCGAGTTAATCGTGATAAGATGGCTGGAGCGCAGAAAGATTGCTTTTAAGTTCCAGACCTCATTTGCAGGTGGGTTTACCGAGTTAGGTGGGGCGGTGATTGATATAACTATAGGAGATTTACGCCTTGCATGGAGAATTAACGGGGAATACTGGCATCGAGGGGTTGTCCCCGAAGGCAAAGCAGCACTACAGAAAGAAGCTATCGAAGCTGACGGGTATATCGTGGTAGACTTAGAGGAACAGGACATAAAAGAACGGACAAATGAAACTTTAACGAAAGCTTTACTGGGTCAAGAAATGTTATGAAACCCACAGAAAGAGATGCGCTACTGGTAAGATTAGACGAACGCAGCGTCAATACTTGGAATATGATGGAAAAGCAAGAGACGCATCTTAAT